TTATAAATAGAATTTATAAATAAAATAATAAAAAAATACAAAAAATATGAACTTTATTAATTACTAATATTATTTATTTTTAATCTATTAGTAATCTATTTTCTTAATTCCCGTGCTCCAATAATAATCAATTATTATTATCATATGCATATGTTGACTGTATATATAGAAGAATATGTTCACAAATTGGAGATAATATATATAGAGATTATAGTAGTAAATTTTCTTGGTGTATTTTAACAGAAAATGGTATTAAACAAATTATCTCATTATTTAATTTAATTAAACAAAATAATGAATTAATTGGTGATGATAATAATCCATTCCATATACCAATAAAAATGTTAGAAGTTGGTGCAGGTTCTGGTTTTAATTGTGGTCTATTAAAGTATAATCAAAATTTATTAGAAAATAATACTAATATAATAGAAATTATATGTTCAGAACCCATACTATCATCAATGCCCCAATATCATTATAAAAGACAATTTTTTGATCCAATTTTAACAATTTCTGATTTGGAAGCATTATCAAATTTTTGTAATAAAGATGAAGAAAAAAATATAAAACCTGGGAAAGTATTATTTGTTTCACGAGCTTTAGATTTTTTTACTGAAACTTCTAGAAATTTTATTACTGTATATGGTGGATTAATAATAATTATGCTCGGTGAAACACTAGAAGGATGTTGTGCTACTCCAGATTTCTACGATTTATTAATTGAGCATAATTGGAAAACAAAACAAATTAATAATGGTATAATAGAATGGCATTTTGCAGGAAAACATGATGTTTTTGAAATTCATTATCATCCAGATTTAGAATTTATAACACATCATAATTTTATATAAATTTTTTAATTTAACTAACAAATAATATATAGATTTATTTACAAATTATTTTTTGTGATTCAATCCATAATATATTATATGCTATAAATTTAATTAATTCATCTATTATTTTTTTTTTCTCAATATGATATGGTCTAATTAAATTCATTGTATTATTGTATCTAAACCATCCAACATTATCAACTTCAATATAATCTTTTTGTGTAGAATAAACATTTAAATCTCTTATATTATCTATAATAGATAAATAATATATATTTCTATATTCAATATTATTAGTTCCATTAAATTGTTCTGTTAATGGATAAATTCGATCAAGAATATTTATTTCTGATAAATCTAATGATGTTTCTTCATGACATTCTCTCATAGCGCAACAAATATCTTTTTCGGTCATATTTCTTCTTCCTTTTGGAAATCCCCATTCTGGAATAGGATATTTTGGTCTAAAATTTGTAATTTCATGATAATATTTTATTTTTATTTCATTAAATTTATTTAATGAAATCTCATATTCTTTTTCAAATAATTTATTTCTTGCAGTTTTTTTCCATAATATATCCCATAATATATCAAAATCATTTTTAATTATATTTGCTATTTCTAAATCTGTCATTTGTTCAAATAAATGTTTAATATTTTCTATATCATCTATATTATATTTACCTCTAATAAATTCAATATATCCTAATGAATTTTTTCTTGATATTAATAAAAAAAATATAGAATCTTTTATTTTATTAATTAATTCTTCACATTCTTTATCTAAATTTTTATTATTAAACCAATACAAATTTATTTTATTAACAATAGGATTATAATCTTTAATAATATATTTATTTTTGAATATATCATTATATTTTTCAAATTCTCCAGTTAATTTAAAATTAATAATCCCATAAGATGTCTTTGGATGAAAACATATAGCAGATGTATGTGCTTTTTTTCCACAATTTAAACAAAATTTATAATTATCAAACATTAAAATCTAATTATATATATATATAATTATTTAAATTAGTTTTTATAAAATTTTTTATATAAATATATTTATTTTAGATACTAAATGATATTTCTTTTAAATTATCACAAATTTTAACCCAATTTGAACATGTATAATTATTATTATAATATACATTACCTAAATTATCTGTTCCATATAATTGTCCCTCTTAATAATTAATATTATTAAGAGGAGGTCCACTGATTTCATTAAATATAGGATTATTCATATTTGTTGTTGCATAAAAAATTTTATTATTATATACACCAAAAACAATATTATTAAATCCATCAAAACTAACTTTAGATAATTTAATATTATTTATTTTTATCCAATTACCACTATTATAAGTATAACTATAATACACATTATCATCCCTATCAGTAACAAAAGCTTTATTATTTGAAAGACTAATCCATTTAAAAAATATATTATTTGGATTTGGTAATAAATTCCATGGTAGATTTTTTTTATGAGGATTTATATATATTGTATTAAATGTATAAAATATTTGACCTTTTGAATTAATACCAATAACGATATTTTTATAACCATCAAAACTAATTTGCTCTAAGCTTGCTGAGACTTTGAACCAAAATCCTTTAAAATAATCATTACAATAATAAATATTCTGAGAACTATCAATTTCATAAATTTGACCATTTGAATAACTTAAATTTATTAATTTACCTTTTAAATTTATTAATTTACTTGTTATCTTTTTAAATGATGGATAAGTAATATCATTTTCCATATTAATACCCATTAATACTTGACTCATTTTTGGTACATTAGGTTTACAAACACATAAATTTAGATATACATTATTAAAATGCTCAATAATTTCATATTTTCCTTCTGAACTATAAAAGATATAATATTATTCATATATATATAGAAAAAGAATATTTTTTATAATAATTAAAATTAGTTTAATTATTATAACTATTAAATGTAAAATTATTTTATTTTTATAAAATTATATTTTATGTGTACATAAGAATTTATATTTATATTTTAGTATATCTATTATATTTTAATAGTCCCATATATACAAAGCTCATATAATTTTTAATTTTTTTATCTTAAGTATTTTCTATTAAATGTTTTAATATGTGCAAATAAATTTTCTATTTTATATCTATCTTTTAATAATTCTTTATTTTTTGATTTTTTCTTTTAGGACAATTTAAAAAGCTTTGCTTTTTAAATTTAACTTTCGGGAGTTATTATTGATATTTTTTTATGTCCTAATTTAAATTTTTCTTGTGAAATATATCCTTTATCGCCTATTAAATTAACTTTGTGATATTTAAAAATCAATCCGACAATTTAAAAAAGCTATGCTTTTTAAATCTATGCTTTTTTAAATCGTCCAATAGGAATTTTAAATGCTAAATCTAGTATTAAAAAAATTCATTATACATATTTTCTTTCTGAACTATAAAAAGATATAATATTATTCATATATATATATATATAATATATTTAAAAAAATTGATATATATTAATATTATTAATATATATATACTAATATTAAATGGGAATTCATAATTTACATAAATTTTTAAATTTAAATGCTAAATCTAGTATTAAAGAAATTCATTATACATCTTTAAAAGATAAAGTATTAGCAATTGATATTTCTATATTTTTATATCAATTTGCATCAGCTATAAAAAATACTACTGATGATCTTAAGACATCAAATGGAAAAATTACAACACATATACAAGCAATATTATCAAAAACATTAGGTATGTTAAAAAAAAAAATTAAACCTATTTTTATTTTTGATGGTAAACCCCCTAAATTAAAAAATGATGTCCTAAATAATCGTAAAAATATTAAGACAAATGCTAATGAACAAATAGAAAAAATTAATAAAGAAATTGAACAAGCATCAGAAGAAGAACAAATTAAATTAAAAGAAGAAAAAAAAAAAATATCAAAAAAAACTGTTAATATATCTAGAAAACAAATAGAGGAATGTAAAGAATTATTAAAAATATTAGGTATTCCAATTATCGAAGCAAGAGAAGAAGCAGATTCTCAATGTGCTTGGTTAGTTAAAAATAATATTGCATATGGTGTTGCATCTGAAGATATGGATTTATTAACATTTGGGACAAATAAATTAATAAGAAAATTATCTGGTAAAGATAATATGATTGAATATGATTTAAATATAATTTTACAAGAATTAGATTTAAATCATAATGAATTTATTGATTTATGTATATTATTAGGTTGTGATTATACAGATACAATAGAAGGAATTGGTCCTAAAAAAGCTTTTGATTTAATAAAAAAATATAGATCAATTGATAATATTTTAATGGAAGATTGTAATTTTATAAATGGAAAATATAAGATTCCAAAAAACTTTAATTATTATGCTGCTCAAAATTATTTTAAAAATCCACCAATTATTGAAATTAATAAAGATGATATCTCTTGGGAAATTCCAGATTTTAATAAATTAAGAAATTTATTAATTACTAAATATGAATATACAGAAGAAAATTATAATAAAATTGTTGGAATTTTAGAAGGTGGTTATTATTCTATTATTAATGGAAGTAAAAAAAAAAATATATATTATAAAAATATGTTTGATTCTGATTCAGATTAATTTTTAATATTTTTTAAAATATCTTTAAAATCATTTTTATTTAATTTAGTAACTATAATAATAACACTTATAAATAATATTATAAAAATAATAGCTGGATAATATAATAAAAACCATGATAAATTAATTAATCCTATTGAACATAACCAATTTAATAAAAATGTAAATAATAATAAAAACATAATTCTGATAAGATAATATAATATCATTGAATTATAATCTTTAAATTCATTTTTATTAAATAGTTGATATAATATACTAAAAATAATAGATACTAATGCAAAATGAAAATAAAAATTAGCAGGACCACATAAATTATTAATTTTTTCTATAATATTATTATACATATATATATATATAATATATTTTTTATTTATTATAAATTTATAATATCATATTATTATTTATAGATTGCCATGTCTTATCTGTAAAATATTCTTCATATTTTTGCAATGTTTCTATAGAAACATTTTCTAACCATCCGATATTATCCCAAATATCTTCATTTTTAAATAATGATATAAATCCTTCATTCATTAGATATTGTAATTTAATATTCATTGGTATAACTTTCCAATAAATTTTTGTTTTATTTTTAATAATAAATTCTAACGTCATATGTTGTTCTTTAGAAATAATTTTCCAATCTAAATTATCTTCATATTTATTTATAAATTTAGTAGATAAAATTTGGAATTCAGTAATAAGATCCCAATTTACAAATTTTTTTTTAAAAAATATATATTTTTCTAATAAATTTTCATTTAATATTTGATAAGTTAATAAATTATCCATATGATCTGAATCAAATATATCATAATCTTTAATTAATATATTAATAATATTTTCAGATAATTTAATATTTTTTATTAAAAAATTTAGATTTAAAAGATTTAAATTTTCAATAATAAATTCATCAGGAGCTAAATTTAATATTTCTTGATAATATTCTTCATTATTATGATTTATATTTAAAACATTTTGTATAAATTGTTTTGAATGAGTATCTGATGATTTTAATAAATCAACAAAATCTTTAATATTTTCCGATATCATATAATATTATTTATAAAATTAATTTTAAATAAACAACTAATTTATTTAAAATTTAGGAATATAATTAGATAAATTTATTATATTCTGAATTTTTTCTTTAATATAATTAATAAATAATTCAGAATAATTAATATTATTTTCTGAAATTATTTTATCTACTAATTTATCACTAATATGTGTAAAAAACTCTTGCCAATATGTATTAAATTTTGACACTATAATATTAATTGCACGACTCATTATTCTTGGATTATTTTTTATAATTATATTATCTATTTCCGGTAAATATAATTTTTTAATATAATCTGGATGTTTATTATATACAATTATATAATTTAATAGTATATTTAAAAACTTATAATCAATTGAAGATATTTCTAATTCCGTTATTGAAGATTCTATTAATTTAATCATATCAATATTTATATCATAAGGATTATAAATACCATCTTTTATATTAAAAAGAGTACAATCTGTAGTCATTTCTTTTATTCCACATATCATATTTTTAAATAAATTATTAAATAAAATTTTAATTGGAGTAAAATCTCTAATAAAATTAAATAATAATAATAATATATCTCTTAAAGAAATAATTGTAATATTATCAAAAATATCATCATCTATTTTAAATATATCTATTTTATTGGTAAAATATATATATAATGTCTCTAAATTATTATTTTTATCATTATGATAAAATGTTAAATTACCTATTATAGTTCCTTTCATAGTGTTTATTATTGATATTAATAATTCTGAATTATTATTATTATTATTAATATTACTAATATTATTATTATTATTAATATTATTTTCAAAAATTCGTTTTATTTCTGTTAATATAATATTCATATCCATAAAAAAATTTGTTTTAAATAAGTCATAAATTATTGAAATAATAGAATCTATATCTATTTCTAGATCTTTATTCATATTTAATATATATTCTTTTTTTTTATTTATTTCAAACAAATTAGTTGATAAAGAAGATAATAATTTATTTAACTCTAAAAACGTATTGTCAATTATTTCTAATTCTGTTTTATATTGTTTATATTTTAAAAAATCTTCATTTGATTCTATTTTATTAATACTAATATCAATATTATTTTTTTTTATATTTAATAATTTTATTTCAGATATTATTTCTGACTTTTTATTACGATTAAAAAAATATAATTCTTCTTGTTTTTTTTTTAATTCATCTAATTTAATTATTAGATCTTCTTTTTCATTTATTAAATTTATTATATCAAATTCTAATATTAGAACTTTTTCATTAAAATTATATGTTTTAACTAATTTTGTTTTTTGAATTTCTAAATTTTCTATTTCCATTTTTAAATTTAATATTTCCATTTTTAAATTTACTATTTTTACATCTATCTTTGATAGCTCATCTTGATTTAAAATTTTCATATCTTTTAAATTTTGTTTTATTTCTGGTATTAATACATTATTAATTATTGAACCACTTATATTAGTATTATTATTACAGTTTTGGAAATTATTTAAAATATTAATTATATGATTAAAATTATTTTTTTTAAAAATAATAAATAATAAAAATAAATAATTTGCATTTTCATATAAAAAATTATTTATAAATACTATCTCTTTAGATATATTTGAACCTCCTTTTAATATTAGTGTTGTATTATTATTAATTTCTTTAGTAAATAAACTAATTCTACTAAATATATTTTGAATTATATTATTTGTATTTTTAATATTTTTAGTAAAACTTAAAATAACAGAAGATATTTTTTTTGTTATATTTTCTTTAGTTGTTGATATTAAATTATTAACATTTTTTTTAATTAAAGATGGAATTTGAGATGTAGCAAAATATAATAAATATTTTATTATTTCTTTTCCATTATTATCATTATATATTATTGTTAAAAATTCTGTTAATTTTGTACATAACAAGTCAATTTGAATATTCATTTTTTCTTTATTAATATATTCATTATTTGTTAATAAATCTAATTGATCTATTTTTATTATTTTTGTAATATTTTCTATAAATAATAATATATAATTAATATCAATATATTCAATATTATTAGATCTATTATAATCAATATAACAATCAATAATATTTAAAAATAAATTAGAGAAACTATCATTATTTTTTTCTTTATCATAGTTTTTAAATATTATTGAATTATTTTCACTATAAAATGTATATAAATTATTAGATTTTATAAAAATATTTAAATGTATTTTAATTATTTTTATGAGATCTAATAATAAAATTTCCGTTGTTTCTGAATTAATTCTAAAATTATAATTTGTGTTATTATTTATTAATTCAGTGTTTATTGTGTTACAAATATTTAATATAAAATTAAAGAATGTAAATAATAATCTATTATTATCTTCATTATTAAATTTTTCTAAAAAATATTTAATTGTATTTATTAATAATTTAATTCTTACTTCAACATATTTATTATGATCTAAATGTTCTATAATTGTTTCCGTACTTGTATATATATCTTTAATATTATAAATAATTTTATTTATACTTTTTTTATTCTCTATATATATATATAATAGACTTAATATTATATTGTGTAAATATATATACATTTTTATATCATTATTTTCATTATTACATCTTAAATAATAAATTATTATTTCAAAAAAAAAATTAAAATCATCAATTTTACTAATATTATTATTCGTTAAAAATGTTTTAATATAGTTATCTATAAAAAATATATAAAAATAATGAATATTTATAATTATTGATGATTTTAATGTTATAAAAGATTCTAATTGTGATTTACTAATAAAAATATCAATAAAATTATTAATAAAAAAATTGGATCCTCCATCTATATTTGAATGTGATATTTTTTTTAATTCTAAATATTTAGTTTTATATTTATAATATTTATTTGTCATTATTATTATAATGATATAAAAAATAATTATTTTTATATCATTCTTTTTTGTTTGTTATAAATGATACTATTTCATTGTTTATTAAACTATATATATTTAAACTCATATTATTTGAAATAATTTGGTCTATATAATTTGTAATTGCATTATCAAGTATTTTATACCATAAAATATCAAAACTTTGAATAATTTGTTTAAATAAAATACAGTGTGAGGTTGGACATTTTTTCCATTCATATTTAGCATTTTTATTAGTATTTGATAAAATTATATCTAATAACAATGTATTTGCTTTTTTTATATTTTCATAATCAATAATTTGCAACTCAGGTAGATCAATATCATTGTTATCTTGATTTTGTATTCTTATTAATGTATCTTTATATTCATTATAATTACTATATATTTCTTCATTTATTAATTCTATTTGTTTTATTTTTTTATAATCATTATCTTCATTTTCAACTAGTTCTGATAATTTGTTTATTTCTAATTGTCTCTGAGTAATATACATATATATAATTTCATCTATATTATTTAAATTAGAATTATTACAGAATTCTATTAATTCTGTATATGTTATATTTATGTCATACGATAAATTAAAAGAACATATACTTATTTTTTGTAAAAAATTATAAATTAATATTTGTATAGGTATAAAGTTTATACAAATATTTTTAAATAATAATAATATATCTTGTAAAGATATAATTTGTGTGATGTCAAATAAAGAATTATTACTAAATATAGAATTTTTTTGATATGTATCTTCTGTATATGATATATGCAGTGATGGTATAATATTTTTAGAATCTGTTTCATATATAAGATCATCCATTATATAAGTACAAAAATTAGATGTATTATTATAAAAAGTCAAATTACCAATTGTTTTATATTTTATATTACAATATGAATCTTTTAAATATTGAATATTCATATTATTAATATTTTCTAAATTATATGCAAAAATATTTCTTAAATAATTTAATAATATAATAAGATCATTAATTTTTTTATCATTTATTTTATTTAATAAATTTGTTATAAAATTATGTAATATATTAATTATTTTATCTATATATTTTTGATTATCTTGATTTAATGTAGATATACATAAATTTTTAATATATTTATAAAAATTAGAATTTATAGTATTTAAATTATTATAAATATTAGAGCCGTTGGTTATATTAAAACAATTTTGAATATTAGTCAATAAAATTTTTATTTGATTAAAATTATCTTCTTTAAAAATAATAAACACTAAAAATAAATATTTTAAATAATCACATAAATTATTATTCATATTTATAATAAATTCTGTATTATTTGTATTAGAATTAGAACCACCTTCTAAATTAACTTCTGAATTAAATATTTTAGTAAAATTTTCAGTTATATTTTTTATAATATTTGTATTAAAATTAAAATTATTATTATTAGTTATAGTTACAAATGAAAATGGAATATTTAAATTAATTTTATTTCTAAATCGATACATACTTTGTATAATTGTATTTATATTATTACTTATAGAACTATAAATATTTAATTTATCTAAATATCTTTTTATATCTGCTGTGATTTTACGATATTTATCTTTAACAATAAAATTTATAATAAATGCAATTATTTTTGTACTTAAAGTTAATAAATTAAATTTTATTTCTTCATCAAGATTATTTAATATATTTTTTAATAAATTTTCAAGTGTTGTCATAATTGAATTGTCATTAAAAAAGTTATTAATTTGTTCTTCAGTATATCTATATTTTAAAAGATTATCTATATCTATTATTTTTTCAATATAAATAATATATTTAATTATTTGTCCTGTATAAAACATTTCTTCCATTCTATAATTATTTTTAATAACATAATAAATATATAAAAATAAATTACTTAAATCATCTAAATTTCTTGAAAAATCTAACGTTGGTATTATTCTTATATATATATCATATATCATATCTTCATTAACTTTATTTTCATTATTTATTTCTGTAAAAAAAACAAGTAATTGCCTTTTAATAATATCAAATAATTTTTGATATGATATACTATTATTTGATGATTTACTATCTGGTAATGTAGTTTCTGGTGTATAATTATAAAATTCTTCTTCTAAATTTATAGTTTCTGTGGCTATATTTTTATTTTCTAAACGTTGTGGTTGTTGTTGTAAATTTAATACGGTTTTTATTTTTGTAAACCATTGACCACCACTTAATTGGACAGTTTCTTTAATTTCTTTACATATTTGTAATACCATCTTAAATAATTTTAAAAAAAAATTAAAGCAATCACTTTTATTAATCGACTGTAAAAAATAAACAATAATATTTTTTATAAATATAACTTTTTTATCTATTTCTGAATAATTTGTATCAAAAACATATATATTTTTTAGATTTTGAAAAAAAGAATTAATGCTAATTATATTTGTATTATATAATTTACGAATTAATAATACAATATTATAAATATTTATATATGCATTTCTATTTGTTTTTATTTGCTCTTGTTTTGCTATGAATTTAGTTTGTAATTCTTCTTGAATTAATAATGCTACTTGTTTTGCATTTATTATTTCATTTTTTATATTTTCACAAGATTTAAAAAATGAAATAATAAATGATTGTATATTTTTTGCATACATTATTTGATTTTCTGGATTTATTTCATTTATTATTTCATTTATTTGGTTATTTTTATAATCTTCATATTGTATTATAATTTTATCAAAATCTTCAAATTTTGTAAAAATAGATCTATAATCTGTATCATTCTTTAATACTATACTTGAAGTTAGAAACAGTGTTAGAATTTTTTGTTTGTTTTCCTCATAATTATTAATTAGATTTTTTTTTGTTTCTTCAATATTTTTATTTAAATCTAAATAATCAGTCAAATTTTCTAACTTTAAATAATCAATCAAATTTTGTATTACAGATACATCATATTCTTGTATATGTGTTTCTTTACATATTGTAATAATTTCAGATAGTTTTTTTTCTGCATTATTTATTTGTTCAGTTTTTAATGTATTATATTTAGAATTTTGTATATAAGATGTTAAAGAAGTAGATACAAATAACTTTGCTCTATCTAATAAAGCATTTTTGCTTGTATCATAATTATTTGATATATCATTAAAAAAATTATCTGCAATATTTATTGCATTTCTCATTATTTGATTTTGTTCTTGATCTGATTCTGAGTTATAATTAAATAAATTTGTTGCTATTTCTCTAGATCTGTTTATTATTTGTGTTTTTTTACTATTATGAGAATTTGCGATTCTTTCTGCTATATTTTTCGTTTCATTTATTGTTTGTAAAATAGTTCTAGCAATTTGTATCATGTTATATTCATTAGTTGATATAGTACTAAATAAATTTGACATGGTATTTAATATGGTCATTTCTTCTTTTGATTTTTTATATATTTTATATATATTATCATTAGATATAGTATCATTATCATTTACTAGTGGTAATATTTCAGAAATAAATAAAGCTTCGGGATCTGTAATTTTTAAATTTATTTTTTTTATTTGAGTTATAATAGAATTATCAGTTAGAATATCTTTAATTGAATTATTTATATCATCTATTTTCTCTTCATTTCTTTTATTACTATCTAATTTAATTTTTACTATTTTAAATATTAAATTAAAATAATCAAAATTATTATTAATATTTTCATCTATAAAATTATTGTCATCAATTATATTACTTATAATATCACTATATGTTTTTGTTGGATTAAATATATCTTTAAAAACAACATCAAAATCATTAAAATATTCTAAAATTTTATCGTCTCTCCAAAGGAATAATAATATTTCAAATAAAAAATTTAAATTAGTTAATTCATTAATTTTCTTCACATGTTCTATGACAGATGGATCCATTAAAATATCATAAAATAAATTAATTCTACTAATTATATCAGGAATATATTCTTGAATAGAGAATGAACTCCCATAAAAATAAACTAGTAATTTACTAAATAAATCTGTAAAATTACCACCATTTAATTCATTATTTAATATGTTATTTGATTCATTTTTTATTTGTAAATATCTTGTTTTATATTTTAGATATTTAGTTGACATTATAATATTATATATATAATATATATATATATATAAAAATAAAAATAAAAATATATATTATAAAAATATGTTAGTTACACTTAAAATTAAATGTATTAATATGTTGAAATAATAATATTTAAATTATCAAAATATTATTTAATGTTTAATTAATTCATCTATTAATTGTTTTTCTACTAATTTTAGTAATTATTAATTAACCTTCGGGATTTTAAATAATTGTAAAACAGTTAAAATAATAATTATATCGTATATTATATAATGTTTATATATAAATTTTTATATTTAATATTTAATTTTAAGTGGAATAAAACTAATTTTTTTAGATATAATAATGATTATCAATGTTCTAATTTATTTAATTTTCCAGATAATTTATCTTAAATTTCTGAATAATTTGTTTTTATTTCTATATTTTTATTATCATCATTTGAAATAAAATCAACATCTTCGTTAATTTCAATATGATCAGTATCTATTTGTTCTATAACTTTATCAACAACATCCATATTATAAAATTCTTTTACTTCATTATCAGATGCAATATCATCGATAGATGCAATTACACCTATTTTATTATCACCAGGACTAAATTTTTGTCCTTTAATAATAATTTTAATATAATCACCAATTTCTAAATTTTTATTTAAACTTTCAACAAAAATTCCATTAGATTTAATTGTAAATATATTATTATTAATTTCTGAAACTTTAATAATTGCATTTATTGGTCCATTTTTTGTTAATATTAAATGTTTATTAAAATTTTCAATACATGCAATTATTTTTGTATTAACTAATGGTACACATATATTTGCAATATATCTAATATTATATACTCCATTTGCTGAAAAATTTTCAGGATCTATATAACCATCAGAATATTCATTTATTTTAATAATTTTATGAACATAACCATATTTATTACATTTACCTTCTAATTTTTTTTTTAAATTTTTTTTTAAATTTAAATATAATTCAGAGTTCATTTGATATGGATATAATTCTACTTTTGTTGTTAATTCTTTAATTATAAATGGGTTTATTAATTCATCTATCATTATATTTATATATATATATATTATATATAAATATATTTACATTTCAATTTTTTAAATTATTTTTCTAATTTATTGATTTTTTCTCGTAATTCATATATTTGTTTATTATATTTTTTTTCTATATTATCTAATAAATATTGTGTTCTTAATTCTTGTTTTTCATTATTTAATTCCATTATTTTATTAGTTGTATATTGATGATAAGCTCCAAAACTCATTGCACCTAATGCTCCCTGAGCTATAGTTTTTAAAGAATCTGTTGATATTAAATATGTTTTATGCATATATTCTTTATATTAATATTATATATTACTATAATATTTTTTATGTATTTTTTATTTTTAAACGATTAAGACATATAATACATATTTGTATATTATGTATATATATATGAACATTTATAAATCTTTATTATTAAAAATAATGAAAAAATAATTATTCAATAATTTTGATCTAGAAATAATTATTCAATAATTATGATCTAGAAATAATTATTCAATAATTTTGATCTAGAAATAATTATTCAATAATTATGATCTAGAAATAATTATTCAATAATTTTGATCTAGAAATAATTATTCAATAATTATGATCTAGAAATAATTATTCAATAATTTTGATCCAGAAATCTTTATCTAATTTAAAATTTAATTTTATAAAGAGATCTGAATAAATTGACCATTCAGGTTTATTTTGTATTTTTAACTGATATTTTGTAAATTTATCATTTCTAACATTTTCAAAAATACCATTTTTAAATTCTTTTATATCAATTTTTATTTCTGTAGGTATTTTTTCTTGTATTTTATTTTTAGTATATTCTATATTATCTTCTAAATTAAGAGGAAAATTATATATCTTGTGATTACTTGGAATAATTATCCATGTCTTTTTATCATTACCCTTTGAATATTTTTCTAAATATAATAATCTCATCCTTATCGCATTACATATATCTGTACGAGTATCTGTTAAAAAATCTTCTAAACCTATCTTTTTAGCTATCTTAATTAAATATTTTTTATCTTTAGATGAAAAACATACTGCACCTTTTAATGATGGTATTCCAGTTGCTCTTTTTTTTTTTAAAACTTTATCTCGACTATGTCTAATTTTAAATATATCATCAAGTTCTTCATTCATTGTTTTTTTTCTAGAAACAGGTTTATCTATTATTCCAACATATGGACCTTCATCTCTTTTATCATAATATTCAAAAACATCATTAAATTTATATTCATTAATTATTTTTTTATCTATTTTAATTTCATTATCAATATTTAATGATTCTAGTAATTTATCATCATATATATTGATCATATATTGATATAAAGATAATTCATTAATTAGATCATTTTGAAAATTATTTCTATAATACATTGGAACATCTTCATTTTGATTAAATGGTTGAAAAATATAATATTTACTTCTATAAATTAAATATCCTGGAACATTAAATTTATCGTAAATATTATCCTGAAAATTATTTAAATCATTTTCTGAAATTGGTATTAATTCATCTAGAGCTTTATATGCAAAAAATGGTTCAAATAGATCATATTTTTCTCCACTTAAAGAATTTTTAATTTTAGTTATAAAATCTTCTAATAAATATACATATTTATATCTATACATTTCTTTAATAACTTCTTTACAATACTCAATTTCATTTCTAGCAAGAGTATTTGTAAATGTTGAAAAATCTATTTTATCTTTTGTTAATTTACGATAAAAATTTGTTGTTGTATCATAATATTTTAAATTTAATTTTTTATCAAAACATTCATATACACACTCTTTAAAATCACATGTTATCGGACACTGTTTAAACTTTTTTTTATCATCATCATTTAATTGTTCATATTCTAATGGTGTTATACATTGTTTATATTCATCTACTTCAGAACTAAATATATTTCCATTATAATTTAATGCACAATCTATAGCAACTTCTTTCATTAATCTTTCAGTTTTTTTAACTAAAAGATATTTTCTTTCGGCTTTTTGATATAATATTTCTTCAGTAGATAATCCATTATCAATTTGTATAACATATCTATAAACATTTACTTCTGGATATGGTTTTTCTTCAGATGCAACATTATTATGAACACAAAATCGGATTCCTCGACCAATAACTTGCATGATTTGACCTAAATGAAAGGCAGTATCTAAAATATGTATTTCTTTAATTTGTTTCATTGTTATACCTTCAGTCATAACTCTTGAACCTAATACAAATTTAATTTTTTTACCTTGTAAATTTTCAATATTTGAAAAAATTGAATCTAATATTATTTTTTTTTCTTCAGGAATTTGATCTCCACTTTCTTCAGACCCACCTGTTATTGTAATATATGTACATGGATAAAAATCTCTATTTATTTTTTCATTTTTAAAATCTTTATAACTCATTCCTGTTAAATAATCTCTAGTATCATCGGTAATATTATAAGAACTATTTTCATTATATTCTAAAAATCCATTTTGTAATAAAACTTGTTCAAATAATTCAATTCCTACTTTAACTAAATTTGAATAAATAAATGCTGTTCCACAACCTGTTGGTTCTATACCTTCTAAACTAGGAACTTTGTTATCATATTTTTCAAATAAATTTAAAATATTCATTAAACATTTATAAAATTTTATTGAAAAATATTTTAAATAATCTTTATGAAATATTATACCTGTTAAAGATTTTGTTTTATCATATTCTAATAAATAATTATTTTTATCTATAGATTCATCTATATTAAATTGTTTTTGAAGTAATGTAAATAATTTATCTTTATTTGTTTTTAATATATTTCTAATTGTATTCATACCTTCACGTCCAAATACTCCAATAATTTCTTTTGTATCTAATGAATATGATGGAAAAACAAAATTAGCAACTGCAGCAGAACGTCTATCTAATGTATCATCAGAATTTTGAACAACATCTTGATATATTGTATTTTGAAAAGTATTCATTTTACATTGTACTAGAGGAGTAAATAATAATCCATTTGGAATAATTCCTTGATCTTTTTGCAATGCATATAAATATGGATTTGCTCCTTTATAATATGATATATATCCTTGTGTCATTTTCATAAAATATTCAACACCACCAGGTTTAAAATCCATTAAATGATTTTTATCTGATGTAAAAACAAAATTTCTTTCAATTTGATCATTTTGAGGTCTTAAAAAATTAATAATGTGTATAATATCATCTGCTAAATTTTTCATTGGTGTTGCTGTTAAAAGTAAAACTTTTAAATTTTTAGAATTTGCAATTATTTTTTTAACAGCATTTCCATAATCATTATCTGTTAAATGATGAGCTTCATCTACTATTAATAATGTATTATTTAAATTTTCAATTTTATCAATTGCAATATCTCTTTCAAAATCACCTTCATCATTTTTTCTATATATTTTAGAAACATCACCATTTTCAGAAACATGTTCGATAATTTTTTGTCCTAAAACTTTTTTATAAAATCCTCTATATGACATTATTTTATAGTATTGTAATGCCATATATTTTGCATCTTTCATAGCTTTTTTTTTATCCTCTTTATCAATATAACCAATATTAAAATCTTTTAAATATGTTTCTTTAGTACATGTTATAATTTCATCTTTCCACGATTCTTTTAATAATGGTCCAGGAACTAGAACATGTATTTTTGTATTATATTTTTGAACTAGAGTTTTAAAATTTTCAGCAATTGCAACTCCTGCACATGTTTTACCAGAACCTAAACCATGAAAAATTAATAATCCTTTATATGGTGTATCTGGATTTATAAAATTTGATAATAAAGATTGATGAGATTGTAAATTAAAATTTCCACTACATGATTGTTCTCTATAATTTTTAAGATCAGGATAATTATCTATTTTTGGTTGTGTAGGAATTTTATGATAATAAAATTCTCTCTTTTCATAAATTTTTGTTTGAAATTCATTATCATTAATATTAGGATATGAAAAATCTTTTTTTAATAATTTTTTAATATTATCTGTCATTAATAAATAGTAAGATATTTAATAATATTTTTATAATATTATTAAATTATATTATATAAAATATACTTTATTTATTAATATATTATAATAGATTAATTAAAATAATATTTTATCAATAGTAGTTCTAACACAAAATAAACGATGACAAATTATTCCTAAAATAAATAAAAATAATAAAATATAAATAAAATTATATTTTGGTAAAAAAATATTAATAATAAAAGCCCCAATTATTGTAAATATAACATCTATTATTGCAATATTAAAAAATCTATATGAATGAACACCTTCGCCAATTTTTCCAAAAATATTTTGATATTTACAAAACATTATAATATAAATATATTATATATTTAAAAATAATATTGATATAATATTTTAATATGAAAAAAATAACGTTATTCTTATTATTTTATTTAAGTGATGGATATCTTCATAATCATGTATATAGAGGAGAATTAAAAAATTCATTAAATTTTGATGAAAAAAATAATACTAATAGAAAATATCCACTATCAATTCCTCACTATATTACACAGAAAAAAAAAACTATTTCTGAAATCAGAAAATATCCAATTTCTAAACCTCATTATTTGCAAAAAAATATTAATAAATATTCTATACAAAATTCATCTGAATATGATGATAAAAATATTTATAATCAAGATAATTTTATAGAAAATTTTTTAAATAAAAATAATTTTACAGATAGTAATGATTATGATAATACTAATTTACCTTTAGAAATACCAGGAATTAGAATTATATTTAATAAAGGACAGATGTATACTAATAATAATGATAGACCTGAAAATCCATTTTTAAGAAATAATTATGATTATAATAATAGAGATAAAAAATCTGATCATTTTGAAGTTATTACAGATTATCCAATAAAATTTAAAGATGTTGGAGGGTTTAGTAAAATTAAAGATGAATTATATCAATGTGTAGATTTTTTATCTAATTATACAAAATATCAAGATTTTAATGTTAGATGTCCTAAAGGTTTAATCCTAGAAGGACCTCCTGGAAATGGAAAAACATTATTAGCAAAGGCATTTGCTGGTGAAGCTGGTGTTGGTTTTATTGCTGTTTCTGGATCTGAGTTTCAAGATAAATATGTTGGAGTTGGATCAACTAGAATTAGAGAATTATTTGCTCTAGCAAATAAAAATATACCATGTGTTATTTTTATTGATGAAATTGATGCATTAGGAAGAAAAAGATCAAATGATGGAGAATCTTCATCTAATGAACGTGATAGTACATTAAATGAACTATTAGTAGCATTAGATGGTTTTAAAAATAATACAGGAATTTTTGTTATTGGAGCTACAAATAGAATTGATTTATTAGATCCAGCATTAATTCGTCCAGGTAGAGTTGATAAAAAAATATTTGTAGGTCCACCAGATACAATAACTAGAAAAGCGATTATTAATATTCATATTAAAGGTAAACCATATGATGAAAGTATAATTATGGATGATTTAGTTGATTTAACTATAGGATTATCTGGAGCACAGATAGAAAATTTATTAAATGAAGCTATGTTGAATGCATTAAGATATGACAGAAAAAAGATAACATTAGAAGATATTGATATAATATTAAATAAGATTATGGCAGGATGGCAAGCTACAGATCATCAATTTACAAATGATATAATTGATCGGATAGCATTACATGAAATGGGACATGCTATAATGGGATTAGTATCAAAACATCATTCAAAAATGACTAAAGTAGTTATAAATTTATCATCCCCAAAAAGTCCAGCATATACTATATTTGAAAATTCAATATCAAATATTTATACTAGAGAAGGTTTATTTGAACATTTATCAATATTATTAGCAGGAAGAATCGCCGAAGAAATATTTTATGATATTAGTATTACTACAGGTGCATTAAATGATTTTGAAGAAGCTTTTAAATTAGCTGAAAGAATGATAATATATTATGGAATGGGTAAACATAACATAATATATCCATCATTAAGTGATAAATATAAGGAAATGATAGATACAGAAGTTATTGATTTAATTAATGATGCGAATGCATATGCTATGTCAGTTTTAAAAGATTGTAAAGAATTGATGTTAGAAAGTGCAGAAATATTAAAAAGAGAAAAGATATTAAAAGCAGAAACATTAATAGAATTAATTAATAAAAAATATAGTCATTTATTAGATTTATCATATTTAAAATAACATTAATAGAATTAATTAATAAAAAATATAGTCATTTATTAGATTTATCATATTTAAAATAACATAAATTAATTATTATAAATTAATCTTGATACAATTCTATTGCATTAAAATTTTCAATAATATTGAAATATTATTGAAAAAGATTGAATATCTTAATATTTAAATAAGAATTGATAATATATTAATAATGAAAAATAAAAATATATGGGTAGAAAAATATAGACCTACTAATTTAGATTTAATTGTTCAACAAAATGAAATAAAAACATTATTAAATTATGCATTAATTAATAAAAATTTAACACATATGTTATTTTATGGACCTCCTGGATGTGGAAAAAGTACAGTTAGTTCAAATATTAGTAAGATTATGTTTCAAATAAAAGAGAATTCTAATAAAATGAATAAGATATTAAATGAGAAAATATTAAGAGAGAGAGTATTAGAATTAAATGCATCAGATGAAAGAGGTATTAGAGTTGTTAGAGATAAAATTAAAAATTTTGCAATATCATCTATTAATAATTATGATAGTATTCCAAATTTTAAAATAATAATATTAGATGAGGCAGATGCAATGACATCTGAATCACAATTTGCATTAAGGAGAATTATTGAAAAATATACAGAAACAACTAGATTTATTTTAATATGTAATTATGTGACAAAAATAATATTACCATTATCTTCAAGATGTATGAAAATACGATTTCAAAGTATTTCTAATGAATCGTTAGAAATAATTATTAATAGAATCGCAATTAATGAAAATATTAATGTAAATAAAGATTTTATTAAAAGATTAAATGAAATAACAAAAGGAGATCTACGAAAATCTATAAATTTATTAGAAAGAACGCATTTTTTAGATAATAATTTATCAATTGACATATTAAATGAAGTTTCTGGACAAATAAGTTATGAATTATTAAATAATATATGGAATTTATTAAAAGATAAAGATACATCTATTAAGACTATATTAGATTTAATTATAGAATTTAAAAATTTATCATATTCTTCAATTAATCTATTGAATGATTTATTTAATTTAATAATTAAATCAGACATATGTGAAAAAAAAAAGAGTAAAATTATTATAGAGATGTCAAAAATTGATTATTATTTAAATGATAATGCAAATGAATTCATTCAAGTTATAAAATTATTTGAATTAATTCATTCTGTTTTTCATAATTAATATATTAAAAATAATATATTAAAAATAATATATTATTTTATATTATATGAATATTTATAATATTGCTGTTATTGGTTATTTATTAATTTTAATAGTATGTATATATCATCTTAAAGAACATTTTAAACATACTAGTCTATTTTGGGGATTTATTATAATGTCTATGGGTTATTTATTATTATTAATAAATTATTATAATAAAAGTTTATCAAGTAGCCATCATGATATAGATAATAATAATATAAAAATAAATAAAGGTCATTTAATATTATTTTTATTACATTTTGTAAATTTATGGTTTAAAATATTAGAACCTGAATTAATCATTGATCATATTGCTTTATTTGGGCATTTATTATTAATAACAAATAAATTTAATAAATATGGATATATATTTAGTATAATTTATTATATATTATTATCATATTATTATCTAATAATGTCAAAAGAAAAGAATATTATATCATATATTAAAGTAATTGGTTGTATTTTAGTTTCTATATTTTATTCATATGAATTTTATGAATCAATTAAAGAAAAATTAATTGATAATAAAGATAAGAGTATAAAAAAACATTAGATTATTTTTTTTTAATTGATGTAGATGATTGCCAATTTTTAGAAACACGTCCAATAACAAATGCAATTATAAAAATAACTACAATAGAAATATAAAGAATTACATTATTATTAAATTCTATGCAAGTTTTTGGATTCATTATATTAATATATTATATTTTTTTTTCAAATTCCATAATTCTTTTATATAATTTTTTATTATCTTTTTTTAATAATAAAATTTGTTCTTCTAAATTTTTTATAATATTATCATTGTTATTAGTTGATATTTTTTTATATAAAATTTTATTATCTTTTTTCAATGATATATTTTCTTCTTGTAAATCTTTTATAATATTATCATATTCATCTTTTATTTCATCAATTGTCATTTTTTTATATAAAGTTGATGTATCCATTTGTACAGTCCATGTAATACTTCCATTACTTAATATAATATATTTATCACAATTATCTTTATTTTTTAATTGTCCCCCTAATCTAAAAACTTTTTTTAATTTACCAGAATTATTTTTATCAGGGGCTAAAGTAAAATATCGAATATGTGTCCCTATTGGAACTTTAAAAATATCTTCAATTTCTACATAATCTTCTAATTTATCCTTAATTTCTTCTTCAGTTAATTTATCTTGAATTGTATATTTTGGTCTAATATATCCATCTTTAGTTATTCTTTTAGTTTGATTATTCATTATTAATATATAATAATATTTTTTTAAATTTATATATAATTTATATATAAATTTAAAATTTATATAGAATTTAATAATTTTATAAAAATTTGTCGTTTATTTAATGTTTTTTTATGTTTCTTATATAAAATCCAATAATTATATATATATAATTTATATATAATATTACTTTTTAAAATATAATAAGATTTTCTTATATCTTTATTTTGAACATATTTTATTAAAAATCCTCCAGATTTTATTTTTCCATTATTATCTATAAATTTTATATGCATTCCTAATGGTATTTTATCTAAATTTTTATTATTAATATATTGATAATCTTTTAATTCTGTTAAATATGGTTCTTCATTTAATAATTTCTCTATTATTGACATTATATAATATAAAATCAATAAAAAATAATTGAAAAAATTTCTATTTAAATATAAATTATATTAATATTATTAATGGAAGAGAATAAAATATGGGCAAATTTAAATGATTCATATAATTTAGATGTTATATTAATAGAAAATGAAAATATTAAACAATATATTCCTAAAAAAAATCCAATTAAATATGAAAGTGATAATATTAAAATAGAAAATAATATTAATATGGAAGATATTATAAATAATATCTTAATTGATGATTATAAAAATTTAAATAAATTACAAATTTTAGAAAAACAAAATTTAGTATCATCATTTTTAATTAAATACTTTAGAAATTTAAAATCAGAAGAAATAATATGGTCTAAATTTAAACCATATTTAAATTGGATTTTAGAAACATCTAAATTTATATTAGATAAGACATCATTAAAAATTCAATCTTTTAAAGTAGATAAAATTTATAGAAGTTCATATAAATTTTGTGTAAAAAAAGATGAATGTGAAAATTTTTATGGTTTATTAATTAATAAAAAAATTAATAGATCATGTAAATGTTTAGGTGATCATTATGTTCATTATAAAATTATTAGTGATTTAACATGTTTATTTGAGGTATTAGATAATAATGAAAATGAATTAATTAATAATTTACGAATTTGTTTAGATACAATTAATTATGTAATACATCATATGTATTTAGAATTAAATAATTTTAATATATATTATTCAAAACAAGAAAATTTCAATATTAATAAATATTATATTGTACCACAAAAAAAATATGGATTTAATTCTTAGAATCATAATTTATAAAAATGTGATCAAAATTTGTCATAAAGTTTTGTGTTTTTTCTGGTTTATATTTTAAATATTCTTCAAAAATATCATCTGATAATTCTAAATTTATTTTATTTTCTAATTCTAATTTTTGAAAAATATTAAATTCATCAATAAATAATTCAGGTAATGATTGTAATGTCCTTTCACCATTAGTTATTTCTTCTCTTAGTTTAAAATAAATATCTTTATCTATTTTAAATTTATTTTTCATTTTATTATAATATTCTTTTTTATTTTCAAATTTTTTTTTTACAGATAAATTATTAGATTTTTTAATATATATTTCTTCTTCTTTATTTTTAATATTTTCTTTAATTTTATTTAAAAATTCATTTTCCGTTCCTTTAATATTTTTTAAAGTTTCAATTTTATCTTGAAGAATTTGTAATTCACAATTTATTTCATTATTATCATTATTATCATTATTATTATTATTATTTATTGTATCAGTATCAAAAAAATTATTTGGAATAAAAATATTTAATTCATTAGAATTACTATTATTTATTTTTTGTAATTTATCCACAATATCATTTATATAAATATTATTAAATATTATAGTATCATAATTATTATTAATTAATTGAAAATTTTTATTAAATATATATATATTATATATATTATTATCATTATATTCTATAATTTGAATATTATTAATTATAGAATTAATATTTAATAATTTATTATATCTATAAAAATTATAAATAAATTGTAATATATAATTATATGCAAATTCTAATGTTTCAAATATACCAAAAATTTCCTGTAAATCTTTTAATAAATAATGTGATTTATTCATTATAATATATGTATATATTATAATCTTTAAGCATTATTTATTAAATTATTTTTTTAAAGTAATTTAATATACTTAAACTCACAATTTATATATTTATATATATATATATATATATATATTAAAAAAATTGATTTTTTTATGTTTTAGAACTATATTATTAATAATTTATAAAATGACAACTACAACTGATTATATTAATATGTCTGAGGAACAATTTGATCAATTAACACATGATGAATTAACTGATTCATATACTGATCATGTCAATTTATTAGGAGATTATGTTATGAAAATGAATAATCTTGATTATAGAAGAAAAAAAATAATTAATATCTTAAAACAAAGAGCTGGAGAAGATTTTGATAAAGAAGATGTATCATCTTCTGATGATGAATCTGAACCAGAATATGATAATATTAATATTATAGATAATAAAAATGAAAAAATAAAAAAAACTAAAAAAATTAATGAAAAAGTAGATAAATCTAAGAAAACTAAAAAAGTTATAAAAGAAAAAGAACCAGAAGACGAAAATTGTGATAATCAAAAACAAAAAAAAACTAAAAAAGTTATTAAAGAAAAAGAACCAGAAAGTGATGATGATAATGAAAAACAGAAAAAAACTAAAAAAGTTACAAAAGAACCAGAAAGTGATGATGATAATGAAAAACAGAAAAAAACTAAAAAAGTTACAAAAGAATCAGATAGTGATGATGATAATGAAAAACAGAAAAAAACTAAAAAAGTTACAAAAGAATCAGATAGTGATGATGATAATGAAAAACAAAAAAAATCTAAAAAAATAACTAAAACAATTAAAAAAGTTATTAAAAAAGTTGTAGAAGAACCTGAACCTGAAGAATTATGTCCAGAAACTAATTCAGATTCAGAAAAAGAACCTATTAAAAAAGGGAGGCAATCTAAATCAAAAAGTGTTACCAAGAAATAAAATATCATGTAATTATATAGAAATTATTAATAATAAAAAGAAAGAAGATAAGTCAAAATCATTAAATTTTTTTCAAAATCTTTTTAATTTACAAACTGAATGCAAAAAACACGTTGAAAAAAAAGATAATAAAAAATATTGGTCAAATATATCTATTAATAAAAAAAGTAATTTTGATCTAATATAAATTTACAAAATGCTATTATTTTATTCTATTTATTTTATTTAATAATAATATAAAAATAATTATACTTATTTTTATATTAAAAAAAAATGAAAATTTTATTTATTTATCATAATTAGTTTATTATATATATAATTATGAATGATATATTAGAAAATATTATTAAAGAAAATTTTGAAAAATTTAATGATCAAAAAATTAAATTAATAAAAGATGAAATTAATAAATTTAAAAAAAATGATATCATCAGATTAAATAATCCTGAAAAAAAATGTGATAATTGTAATAAGATTGCAATATATATTTATAAAAATGAAAAAAATTTATGTTGGTATCATACTGCAATAATATCTAATAAATAATTTTAATAGTTATAGATAATAATTATTAAAATAAAAATATTTTAATCAAAACTTATTATAAATAAGTAAATAATCTTAAATTAACAATAATTTTTATATTAAAAATTTTGTTAATATATTAGTAAAATTTATATATACATATATAAATAAACATATAAATGAGTAAAAATAAATATTAATTTATAATTTATATTTTAGTACTTTTTTTGGATTTACCAACTTTTTTTGGTACTGCTTCAACAACTACAGATTCAGAAACTACAGATTCAGAAACTACAGATTCAGAAACTACAGGTTCAGAAACTACAGGTTCAGAAACTACAGCTTGTAATACTTCTTTTTTAGTTCTTTTAACTGTTTTTTTAGTAACTTTTTTAGTTCCTTTTTTAGCAACTTTTTTAGTTGCTTTTTTAGCTTTTTTAGTAACTACTTTTTCTTCTTGTTCAGATTTTTTAATTTTCTTTAAAATATTTTTATATTCTTTTACAATTTCATTATCTCCTACTTTATATTTAACAGGTTCTGCTAATTTAATTCTCTCACCTTCATATTTATGAATTCTTTTAGCTGAACCTTTTGTTGATTCAATTAACCAAAAAACAATTTTATCATCAGTACTTTCTTTTGCTTTTACTTTTGTTCTAATTATTTCACTTAAAGCTTTATTTGCTGCTTGATATGGTGAATCTCCATTATATCTACCATAAGAATCACCATCAAAACTTAATTTAACTTTAAATGATCTATTTCTTTTTTCTAATTCATTAGTTTGTTCTTGAACAGTTTCTACTTCTTGATTATCACTACTCATTTTATATATAATATATATAAATAATATATTTTTAAATATTTGAACGAATAAAAAATTAATATATTTTGTTTTTTCTATAGTATTTTTTAATATAAAATATATTATTAAAATAAAATATTTTAATTGTTCATGTATATTCATAAAAGTATTTTAAATTTAATATTATGACATAATATTAAATTATATATTAAATTTATTTATTATATAAAATTAAATAAATAAATTTATTATATAATTTAATATTATGCGATGATTATAAATGAATTTAAAAATTTTTGTTTAAAGAAGAATTATATATATGTATATATATTATTAAATAAATATCAAAATCATATTTTTGATATATATAAAAGATATATTATAAATACAACAGATAAAAATATATATATTAATCAAATATATGAATTAGCAAAGAATATTAATAATAATTATAATAATTTAATATTAAAATATTCTGATATTGATCAAAATAATTCATATGAAGATTATTTATTAAAATATAAAGATAATTATAATGATTTATATGAATTAATTGAAACAAAATATTTTAAAGAAAATTTAAAATCTCCTATACCATATGATATTTTATATCCATTAAATATTTATTTAAAAGAATCTATACTTAGTTTAAGTGAAAAAATAGGATTTCCGTCATTAATTGATTTATTTATTTATAATAATTTAAATATTAAATGTAATGATATAATTTTAAAACATTTTAAAATACTAAAAGTTATATCAATTAAAAATATTACACTAACAAAATTAGATAAAGATAATATAAAATTTTCAGATAAATTAATGAATCCAAATTTTTTTTTTAGAATAAATAATTCAAATAATAATATTGTCGTATCATGTTATGACTTATATATAAATAAAAAATATAAAATAGAAGGTATATTTCATGATGATTATTTAAATTTGAGTTCGAGAATAATGACTCAAATTTCATTTCCAGAAATATTTTTAAAAAAAAAAGAAATAGCCCAAAAAATAAATAATTTTTCAGAAGATGAATTTAATTTTAAAAATAAATATTTAAAATATTGTGATATTGGAGAAATAATTGTCAATTCAAATAAAGAATGGATTAAAATATTAGATAATGCATATAAATTTTATAAAAAATTATGTTCTAAAACCTTTACATCTATTATGCAAGATTTTTCTAATAAAAATAATAAACCTATGCATTTATTTAATATGATAAAGTATTTATTATTAGGTACAGAAGATCAAGTAAATATTGGTGGAATGTTATTTTTAATATTAAAAGATAAAAAAATAAATAATTTATATATATCAGATATTATTTATTTTGGATTAAATTTTGTTTCTCAAATTAAATTAAAAAAAATAAATATTAATTTAAAAGAAGAATTAGAAAAAATTAATGAAATAACATATGAAAATGTTGATTTAAAAAAACAAATTTTATTATTAAAAAATATGCCATTATATGTTAAAACTCTTTGTATTGAAAAAATTAATGAAATGAAATTAAATAATAATGATTATTATAAACAATTATTATATGTAAAAACTTTATTAAATTTCCCATGGCCTGAAAAAGATGAACTAATATTTAAAATTCAATCAAATGATTATCTAGTATGTGCAGATTTTTTTAAAAAAATTGAAAGTAAATTAAATTTATACACATTTGGACATACAAAAATTAAAGAACAATTAATTTTACAAATTGCTAAATGGGTATCAAATCCAAAATCTAATGGTTGTGCATTAGCATTAAATGGTCCTCCAGGAGTTGGGAAAACATTAATTGCAAAGTCTTTATCAGAAGCATTAGATATTCCATTTATTCAAATAACTTTAGGTGGTCAAAATGATGGAGAACTTTTACATGGTCATGGTTATACTTATTCTGGATCACAACCAGGATTAATTATTAAAAAAATAATAGAAGCCGGTACAACTAGATGCATATTATATTTAGATGAGTTAGATAAATCATGTGCAAAACATGGTTCAATAAATGAGATAACATCTATATTAATACATTTAACAGATACAAATATAAATTCATCATTTCAGGATAGATTTTTTCAAGGTATAGATTTTCCATTAGATAAAGTTATAATAATGACATCATATAATGATAGAAATAAAATTGATCCAATTTTATTAGATCGTTTTATTGAATTTGATGTTAAACCATATAATATTAAAGATAAAATATTAATTATAAAAAATTATATCATTAAAGAATTAAAAGAAAAAATAGGTTTTACATATGATATAGAAATTTCTGATAAAGATATTGAAAATATTATAAATGATTATACTATTGAAGCTGGTGTAAGAGATATTAAAAGAAAATTTGAATTAATTATTCTAAAATTAAATAAATTAAGATTAACTAATGAATTAGATAAATATTTAACTAATAATAAAATATATTTAACACAAGATATAATTGATGATATTTTAGATATATCATCAAAAATAGAAATTAAAAAAATAAATGATCTTAGTATGGTTGGAGTAATTAATGGATTATATGCAACAAATATTGGAACTGGTGGGATAACTGTAATTCAAATAGATAAACAATTTTCAACAGATAATAATTTTTCATTTAAATTTACAGGTTCTCAAGGTAAAATAATGCAAGAAAGTGTCCAATGTGCATTTACATGTGCCTTGAGATATTTACACGATAATGTAAATAAAGATATTTTAAAAAATATTAAAAAGAATTTTATTAATGGATTTCATATTCATACACCATCTACAGGAACAGCAAAAGATGGTCCATCAGCTGGATGTGCATTTGCTATAGGATTTATATCATTAATATTAAATAAACCATTTAATAATAAAGTTGCAATTACAGGAGAAATAGATTTAAATTCAAATATTACAAAAATAGGAGGATTAGAATACAAGTTAATAGGAGCAAAAAATGCTGGAATTAATCTAGTATTAATTCCTGAAGAAAATAAAAATGATATTGATGAAATTAAAAAGAATTATATAAATTTATTTGATGATAAATTTGAATGTATATTAGTAAAAAATTTAAGTGATGTCATTAAGTATTGTTTTTAATTAAAATATATAGTTTTTTAAATTTAACAATTTTTTATCTATTATTATATTATATGGAATCAAAATATTTAAAATATAAACAAAAATATCTTGAAATTAAACAAAAACAATTACTTAATTGTCCAATATCTACATAAAATTAATATATTTAAGATAACATAAAATCATTATTATAATTATAAATATTAAAAATTGATAATTGTAAATATATTTTTTAAAAAAATTTTCTTGATATTGATTTAAATAATAATCATACATCTCATTTATTGTTATTATTTTAGAATTATTTGATATACGAATTCTATTATGTAAATTATTTATCCATTTTATAATTATTTCTTTACATGATAAATCCATATCATTTAATTTTGTTTCTTCAATATATTCTGTAAAATGTATTTTACATTTTTCACATGGTAATAATGATTTTAATGATAAAAAAAATGATTTAAGTTCTTGTTGTAATTTATAATCAATTTGTGAAGGTAGAGATAAAATAATAGAATCAATAAAAAACCATCCATGAGGTCCCCATATTTTTGAATTTAAATTAATATTATTCATTATATTAAGATAAGAATTTTTTTTATATATATTTAATTTTATAATATGGATCATCTAAATATTTTAAAATATCAGAATTATATACAAAATCATTTTTTTCTATAATATTATCACATATATCTGTATTAAATATTAATTTATTTTTATCATATAATTTATCTACATTTAAATAAATATTATTTGAAAATTTATTATTAAATTTATTTATATCTATATATATATCTATAAATTCATTTTTATTTAATCTATAAATTGTAAATTGTACAATATTTTTTTGATATATTAAATATTCATCTATTGTTTGATATATATTTAATTTAATATTATATATATCACAATTTCTTATATTATTATTATTTATTGATATAATAATATCATTTTTTTTAAATATATTAAAATAATTTGTCATAAATTTTGGATAAAATGTATTTCGAATATTTGGTATATCATATATATATCTATAATCAAATTTATATGCTTGTAAATCTAGTTCTATATTTATATCTTTACGAGTTAAATGATATAATGGAATAATTTTTGTTTGATTATTATAATTAAATGATGTATAACCAAAAATATACAATTTATTATTTATAATATTATAAATAAGAGAACCATTATATGTATTTTTTAAATTAGATAAATAAAATAGTTGTTTTGGCAATAAATTATGAATTAAATTTTGTTTAAGTTTATTTTTTATTATAATAGTTTCATCAATATTTCCATATATTTTATATTCCATATTTTCATTTTTATGAAATCTATATTTTAAAAAATATATATCTTTACATTGTTCTTTATCTATTGTAAATTGTAAATAATCCCATTGTTTAGATTTTGATAATATATTTAATTTATATGATAACTCCCAATCTAAACCATTTGATTCTATTTGTTTATAAGATAAAAAACTTGCTTCTATAATACCATAAATATAATTAGTAATTATAATGTTTTTATTATATAAATTTAAACATAAACCACCACAAAAAAATTCTATATATTCAAAATTATCATTATAGAATTCTAATTTTTTAATTTTTATTATACCCGAAATCTTTTGTAATCTATTCATTAAATATTATAATTATATTTAATGAATCTATTAAATAATCAATTTTTTTTATAATCAATTATGTTAATATAAATGAATATAGTATAATAGATTAAAATTATTAAAATTCATATTTTTTTGTTTTTAATTATCGTACTCCAATAGATCTAGTAAATTTAGAATAAATATTTAGTTAAAATATCAACATTATTTCTTAACATTTATATATATATATTACTATATACACTAAAAAAAAGAATTTAAAATATTATTAATAATTTATATTTAATACCAATAATAATTAAACTAATTTTAATTAATCTATAAAAATAAATATTTTTTATATGCTATATTGTATAATATCTTGTATGTTATTTTGTTTAATATCTGTTCCTTGTATAATTATATTATCTGATATGCTATATTGTTTAATTTTATTAGTCACCTTTTTACGGAGTTCAAAAAAATTAAGATTATCTTGTTCATCTTGTTTATATGAATCATTTTTTGAAAATAATTTATCTGCAAAAAAATTCCTATATTCTACTAGTATAATATCATTATTATTATAACGTGAACTATAATTGTCTGCATTAGAATACTCATTTTTTGTTCTACTGTCTTTTATAGATTCAATAATTTGTGTATAATAATCCTCTAGTTTGTCATTTTCTTGTTTTAAAAGAAAACGTTTACTATAATTAATGATTTTTTCTTTAAAAAAATTATTTAATATTTTGTTAATAAAATAATCATAAGAATATGAGTCATATTGTTTACATAATTCACATGATCTACAAAATTCACATATTTTAATATGACTATTTGATTTTTTTTTGTTTTGTATATAAATAAATATATTATAAAAACTATTTCTTATCAAAAATATTCTGAAATCTTTTAAATAGCTATCTTGGTTTTCACTATTTTTAAATTGTACATATGTTATAAATAAATAAATAAATATTATTATCAAATGTATTATATATCCATTATAGAAATTATCAAATGCAATAATTTGATCCAGGTTTTGTCTTTCTAACGACATAACACAATTCTTAAAGACTAAAAAATAATTATCCATAAATGGTTCTTTTTTATCATTATTAAATTCTAAATAATTCATAACATTAAATAAATCATCTAATTCTACAGAAAAAGTTGCTTGAATTCGAAACCTAGCTTGATCAATAATTTGTGTTCTATACTTGTTTATATCTTCTAGCTTAGTATAATTAATAACATCATATGCTGCTGCAATATCATACACACCAGCATTCATAAATAATATACTATATTCTTCATTATATTCTGTAATATATATAGGTTGGTCTAGTCTTGGTCCTTCTCTTTCTAACGTAGATTTATATATTGAATTATCTACTATCTCTCTAGTGTAAGTTTCATTTGGAATAGTAACTGTTATATACGGACACTTATTAATTTCATTATCAATATCCACACCTTGATGAATATTTGTTATTTTACCTAAAAATATACCACTTGATCCTTCATCAGATTGAAATATATCATAAATTGCATCAATTGCTTCTTTTAATCCTTCTAAAATGATATTATCTCTTCTTATACGATTTGATGACCCACATTCTATTAAATCTTTTTGTCTAATTGTATATGTAAATTCACAACTTCGTACACCTGTCATATTACTAATTAAATCTATATTTAGATTAAATTCTGGTGGCTCGAAATTTTCTTGAATTTCTAATATTTCATTAGTATATTTATTATATTTATTACTATTATTAATATATAATTTAGAATATATATCTGTTGGTCTAAATGAAGATGTAACGGGACAATAATCTAGATTTAATGTTGCATTTATATTAAATATATTTGGTGGCGCAGTGTCATATTGAATAATTAATTTATCTTGTGGAGATTTATAACCATTACTTATTTGAATAGATTTTTCTATATCTCTAGTAGTTTTATTTAAATTTCTGACTTGTTTACTTGTTTTGTGTTTTAATAAACCAAATAAATTAGGACTCTCAAATTCAAAACCTATACTTAAAATTTTTTCTAATATGTTATTTTGTTCAATCAAACCTCCATTTAAATTAAAATATTTTAATTTTTCTTTTTCTTTTTCTTTTAAATTAATATATTTTAATTTTTCTTTTAAATAAATTTCTTTTATCATTATATAATAATAGGGAAAGAATATTTATTTTTATAGATTAATTTATAATTATAATATTTTTTTATAATAATTAATATTAGTTTAATTATTATAACTATTAAATATAAATTATTAATAATATTTTAAATTCTTTTTTTTGTATATATAGTAATATATATTTATTTTTATAAATTAAACGTAAATAAACTAAAACAAACATAACCATATAAAAAACAATGTTGATATTTTAACTAAATATTTATTCTAAAATTGCTAGATCTATTATTATTCGATTATTATTATCATTATAATTAAATAAATAGTGTAATAGTCCCATATATACAAAGTTCATATAATTTTTAATTTTTTTATCTTTTCTTGTGTAAATTCTATTATATGCTTTTAGAGATGCAAATAAATTTTCTATTTTATGTCTATCTTTTAATATTTCTTTCTCTGTTTTTGTATTCTGTATTTTTTGATTTTTTCTTTTTGGACAATTTAAAAAGCATAGCTTTTTAAATTTAACCTTCGGGAGTTATTATTGGTATTTTTTTATGTCCTAATTTAAATTTTTCTTGTGTGATATATCCTTTATCACCTATTAAATTAACTTTATGATATTTAAAATCAATTGGACGATTTAAAAAAGCTATGCTTTTTAAATCTAACCTTCGGGAATTGTATTTAACGTATTTTGAACATTTTTAATTTCATGTTTAAATGTATTCTTTTTATTTGGTTTAACATTAATATCCATATATTGTATTTCCGAAGGTTAGATTTAAAAAAGCATCGCTTTTTTAAATCGTCCTATTGGAATTTTATTATCATCACAAATAACTGTTAATGATGTAACATTTTTCTTTTTATATTCCACATTAATTCCCCGAAGGGTTAAATTTAAAAAGCATAGCTTTTTAAATTGTCCAATATTTTCAGAACCATATTTATTATTTGTTTTAGTTACATCAATAAATAAATTTATTAATTTATTATTTTTTAATTTACTTAATTTAAAATAGTTTTCTTTGATAAAATAATTATATGCTATTTCAAAAATTCCATCTTTAGACCATTTATTATATTCATTATAAATAGTTTTCCCCGAAGGGCTAATAAAAGAAAAACAAAGTTTTTTCTTTTATGTCCAATGATAAGGTTTATTATTGTCTGATTTTAATTTTTCCTCCGTAGGAGTTAATTTATAAAAAATAAAGTTTTTTATAAATGTCCTCCGTAGGAGTTAATTTATAAAAAATAAAGTTTTTTATAAATGTCCTCCGTAGGAGTTAATTTATAAAAAATAAAGTTTTTTATAAATGTCCTCCGTAGGAGTTAATTTATAAAAAATAAAGTTTTTTATAAATGTCCCAATTATTATAATCAGATAGCATTTTAATAAAACATTTAATATAATAGTCAAAACTATATTTATTTTCTACAATATGTAAAATATATTTTTTAAAATTCTGAAATGTTTTATCTTTCATATTAACATTGTTGTTAAAATAAATAATAACTTTTAAATTTATAATAATTTTTATAGATTTATATATTCTTTCCCTAATAAAAGATTAATTTTATTATTATATAATTTATATTAATTAATAAAATAAAAATAGTATAATATTTATAAATATTATATGGAGTTTTTTATAACCCATAAAAAATAAAATTAAAAAGCATTCACCTCAAAGAGTTAATTAATGTCAACATTAATACTACTTTTCATTTAACATCATTAATGATATTTCTTAAAAAAAGTTTAAGAAATAATTCATATTAATAATTATAATATTTTAAAATAGTAAAATAAGGTGACAGATTTTTGTTTTTTTTATTTATAAATTTGAAATTATAAAAATATAAATTATTAATTATAATTTATAAAATATTAAAAATAAATTACAAAAAAACTAATTTGTACTTTAATAGGTATAAATTTATATCTATTAAAATAAATTATAGTAATATAATAACGTCCTTAGTATAAATAGATACCAATAAAATTGCATTCATTTTTAATTAAATAATAATTTAAATATATCATATTATATAATATAAATATGACATATGATATTGGTGTTTTTATATTTCGCAGAGATTTAAGATTAGATGATAATTATGGCTTGGATCTATTAGCATCTAAATGTAAAATTATGTTACCTATTTTTATATTAGATATTAATCAAATAGTTATGACTAATAAGAATAAAAATTATTTCTCTAATAGTGCTGTACAATTTATTTGTGAATCTTTAATAGATTTAAATAAACAATTAAATGATTTAAATTCTAGATTACGATTATATTATGGTATTCCATCATTAATTTTAGCAGATATATTAACAAGAATAAATAAAGAATATGAATCTATTGCTGTTGGTTATAATTCAGATTTTTCAGAATATTCTGTAAAAAGAGATAATGATATGAAACTTGTATGTAATAAATTAAATATAGATATTATAGAAAATTATTCAGATTTTACTTTAAGACCAATTAATGAATTAATAAAAGATGATAAAATGGCATTTAAACAATTTGGAGCATTTTATTCTAATTCTATCAAAAAAGAACCAAATAAACCATTTAAATTTAAATATAATAATTTTATAAAAAAATCTTTTAAAATACAAAAAGAATATGAAATGGAAAAATTAGAGAACTTGTATGAATTTAATGAATTACTTGCTCAAAATGGAGGAAGAACTATTTATTTAGAAAAATTAGATTCTATAAAAGATTTTTCAAAATATAATGAAATGAGAGATATATTATCATATCAAACAACAAATTTATCTGCTGGATTAAATATGGGATGTATAAGTATTCGAGAAGCTTATTGGAAAATTAAAAAAAATTTAGGACCAAAAATACAAATATTAAAACAATTATATTGGAGAGATTTTTACTTATGTGCTTTTGCTTTTTTAGAAAATGCAAAAAGTCATAAAGTTCTTATGGATCCACGATATGAATTAATTAAATGGAAAGTAACATCAAAACAAAAAATGTTTTGGAAAAAAATGATTGATGCTAAAACTGGTTTTCTATTAATAGATGCAGGTATAAATGAAATGAAAACAACCGGATTCTTACATAATCGTTGTCGTATGATTCTAGGAGTTTTTTGGACTAAATATTTACAAATTCATATTCATAATCCAAAATATGGTTCTCAATGTGGATTTTCAAAATATCTAGTAGATGCAATTGGACCATCACAAAATAAAATGAATCATCATTGGGTATTAGATTTTGATTATCCGGGAAAGAAATTTTCAGCAAAAAATGCTCCATTATCTGGTAGACCTATGAATATATCTAATTTAATGATCAAGAAATGGGATCCTGAATGTTTATATATAAAAAAATGGATACCTGAATTAAAAGATGTAGATAATAAAGATCTATATAAATGGTCAGCAATTATTGCAAAGAAATATGATAATATACATCCATCACCAATGTTTGATGAGAAAGAACAGTATCAGAAATGGATAGATATGTGTTATGGGATAAAATAAGTTATTTAATTATTATTTATTGTTGCAATAGTTTTATTATGTCGATTACTAGATAAATGTTTATTGTAATAAGTAGGATTAAACATTATGCAATCACATATTTCACAATAATATTTATGTTTTAATTTTTCTTCTTTAGTTGAATGATATGATAAAATATGTATTTTAAGATTCCAATGACTTGAACCAATATAATTACATATAGTACATTCTATTTTTTTTTATTTTCACAATTTATCTGTTTTATATTTACAAAAAGTATCATAATCTTTAATTAAATTAATTTTTTAAAAAATCTCTTCAATATCAAACTTTATCATAATCATTTTTAATTTGATTTAAAACAAAATATTCATAAACAGAACCAACTTTTTGTATAAATTTTATATTAATAATAATAAATATTTTTTTCAGATTATAAATTTTTATTTTGGGGGATAACCCTTTAAATAAAAATCTAATATTGTATTATAATGGATTTTAAAACATTTTTAATAGAAAATAGCAATATAAAAAAATCATTTATAAATGATTTTTTTGAAATAATAAGAGAGGATTATTTTGAATTATCTGAAGAATTTTTAATAAGTTCTAATAAATTACAAATATGGTTATCTATATCATCAAGGAAAGATTTTCATGATACTATAAAAAGAAGTTATAAAAATAATATTGATTATATTATAACAAAACCAAATAATAAAGGTATTGGTAAAAATAATGAAAAAATATATATGTTAACACCAGATTGTGCTAAAATGATATTACAATCAACTAAAAGTAAAAAAGGCAACGAAGTTAGACATTATTTTATTGAGATTGAAAAAATGTTATATAAATATAAAGATTTAATTATAAAAAATTTAACTAAAGAATTAAATTTAGTTAAAAATAATCAAAAACCAAAAATAGATAATAAAATTAAAAAAATATATATTTTTAAAGCTTTAAATACTGAATTAACTTTATATAAAATAGGTAGATCAAAAAATTTAAAAAATAGATTAAAATCACATAATTCTCCATTAGCAAATGATTTAGAATTAATATTTGAATATGAAACAAATAATTTAAAACAAGTAGAGACATGTATTAAAGCATTAATGAAAAATGCTCAATATAGAAAATATAAAGAAGTTTTTCAAATAGATTTAGATATAATAAAAAAATTTATAAAAGAATGTGATAATAATATCAATTTAGTAAAAGAACATATTAAAAATCAAAATGGTGGTAAATTATTTATGTATATTCCAATATATGATTAAATCAAAAAAATATAGTTTTTAATGTGGATTTTCAAAATATCTAGTAGATGCAATTGGACCATCACAAAATAAAATGAATCATCATTGGGTATTAGATTTTGATCATCCGGGAAAGAAATTTTCAGCAAAAAATGCTCCATTATCTGGTAGACCTATGAATATATCTAATTCAATGATAAAGAAATGGGATCCTGAATGTTTATATATAAAAAAATGGATACCTGAATTAAAAGATGTAGATAATAAAGATCTATATAAATGGTCAGCAATTATTGCAAAGAAATATGATAATATACATCCATCACCAATGTTTGATGAGAAAGAACAGTATCAGAAATGGATAGATATGTGTTATGGGATAAAATAAGTTATTTAATTATTATTTATTGTTGCAATACTTTTATTATGTCGATTACTAGATAAATGTTTATTGTAATAAGTAGGATTAAACATTATGCAATCACATATTTCACAATAATATTTATGTTTTAATTTTTCTTCTTTAATTGAATGATATGATAAAATATGTATTTTAAGATTCCAATGACTTGAACCAATATAATTACATATAGTACATTCTATTTTTTTTTTACTTCCATTTCTTTTATGTTTTTCACAATTTATATGTTTTATCCAATCAGATGGTTTATCTGTTTTATATTTACAAGATTCACAATAATAATTTTTTTCATTATCCATTATTTAATTATATAATATATTAATATTGAGAAAAAATAATATAATAATATTATATTATTTTTATCTCAATATTATATTATTATAATGAGTTTACAAAATAATAATTTTTTTTTAGATATTTGGAATAATTTAATTAAAATTAATGAAGATAATGTATTTATTATCTTTGATAAAAAAGGTAATATATGGTTTGGATTGAAGGATTTAATAAAAGCATTAGGTTATAAATCATTATTGAATATTTATTGAATGAATATTCCAAAAGAATTTATTAATATAATTGAAAATATTAAGGTATCCCCATCGATGGGGATACCTTACAACTTTCAGCCAAAAACACAATTTATAAATGAAACTGGTTTAAATTTTATTTTAATGAAAAGTAATAAAAAAATAGCAAAAGATTTTATTAAAAAATATATTTCTGAAATTATGCCTGAAATAAGAAAAACTGGTGAATTTATACTAGATAAACAAAGTAAAAAGAAATTAGAAAAAATTAATAATAAATTAAACAAAATAAAACATGAGAATAAAGAATTAATAAATAATTTGAGAAATATAAGTTATCCAAAAGGTCCATCATTATATATAATAAAAAAAATACATAATAATAAAAAGTATTTTAAAATTGGGTATACAACAAATTTAGAGCGGTGCGTATTTTAAATGCCTGTTTTTAATCTTTATAAATTTTTAATATTCTATGTTTGCTAGATTTTTTACTATTTTTTTTCTTTTTATAAAAATCTTTATTATAAGCATAAGTAAGATAATTTTTATAATGTTCTTTTTTTATATTTTTAATAGATTTTGTAAGATTTAATTTCAATTCTTCAAAATTTTTAGATTTATATAACTTTAGATAATGTTTCATTTGACTAAAAAATTGTTCAATTGCATTAAGGCGTGGATGATATGGACGAATTTTTGATTTATTATATTTAATCTCGGTTTAATGTTTTTATATTTAAAGAATTGTTAATATATTATATTAGTAATGGTTAAAACCTTTAATGATTATGTTAAAAAATCTAAAGATATTCATGGTGA